CTTCTTCTTGATACCCACTTGGTAGGGCTTTACAATCCAAGAGTGGTGTCCGTCTTCTTCTTCGGCGTCCCGCTTTACAATAGTACCTTTCCATGGTGCAACGGCTTCCCCATTTTCATTAAAGTCTTTGGGTATTACCCAAACATGGGTACCTTCTGAAAATGATTTTATTTTTTGTACATACTTTGATACATCCATGGTTTTATGCTCTGGCATTTCCTGAAGCGGTCTATTGTTTCCGTGAGACACAGAATGCATGTAACCAATGATATGTGTTTTATCTCCTTCAAGAAGACGTGTAATAGCATGGCTCCCGTCCTTGTGTTGGTACATTGTATCTACCGGGGCGTTATCCGTGTTCATTGTGGTGTAATTACCGGATTTTGCCACAAAGGGTGTAAAGAAGGTATCCAGGCGACGCTTGATAATATCCGCCGCCTCCGAAGATTTAAATAGACGTTGCATTTGGTTCATGACGGCAGCAAATGGCGTAAGCACCTTATCATTTTCTTCGGCGTATTCTTTCTGGTCATAGACGTCATCCTTGTATATGTACTCTTTTTGGAGATGAGATACAATGGGTACTATTTCAGGGAACATCTTTTTCATGGCGACATCTTTGGATACATCTATGGGTTTTGAAGACAGCATGGAGAAGTACAGCTGCACACGTTCCGGAATACGGGCAATGTTTTCATGTGCTGTTTGACGATAGTGTTCATAAAGCAGATTAGTGATTTCGTTCACGATTTGATTATCATTAAGACGAATTACACTGTTGTCATTCATAATCTCCTCTTCCACGATGTAGTCTTCCAAAACACGCAAGACATTCTCTTGATGAAACACTATGGGTTCAATATCATCTAACACCATATTGGAATTACACTATGCTTTATGTATTCAAACAAAGAAAAAAGATGGAATATGAACTCTATTGTGTTTCATCGTCGTTTTCGGCACCACCCACAGAAATTTTGGTAGTCTTCATATAACGCTTTACTTCGGCGACACCCAACTTGTCAAGTTTTGCAGAAGTACACCACGACATACAAATGCCATCCAGTTTTTTCATAATTTCCTTACTTACCATCTTTACAAAATCTACAATGGAAATAGCGTCCGCAAGGGTATTGTCAAAACGGAACTTCATAATCATGTCATCTTGAAGGGGGTGGGGCTTGTAGTATCCTACGTATTTCACCATAGAATTACGACGTTGGACATACTCATCGTAAATAAAGCTTTGGAGAAGATTTACAAGTGTATAATCCTCTCCCTTAATATGAAGTTGCCAGTAATTGGTATCCTCTTGAAGAAGAGACAAGTCTTCTACAGCAACACGCGTATGCCAATCATCAAACCGGTTCATCAATGTCCGAAGTGCCTTAAACACAATGTATTCACAGCGGAGACCACCAATGGTCTTTACCTCAAAATAGTATTCGTTAGGTTCCCCGCGATCATTTGCTTTAAAGTACCTCTCTGCTTCAAGTGAGTAGAACTTCCTCGTAATGCTATCCACCTCTTCCTTCGTGCGAGGCCCGCTTTCTTCATTTGCAGGTTTCAGACGCTCTTTTAGGACCCTCTCTGCTACGACGGGGTCCATGATTGTCCTCATAACAACTGTACTTACGGGACACCAGATAGAACTCACCTTTGCAATATTCTTTGAACCACGCATAACAATATCCACCTCGTCTCCTTGGTCTTTGTCATACATGTTTGGCTTCAGCTTGGTAATGAGGATATACTCCCCCGTGATTTCATGAGGGGGGAACAGACGCTCTCTAAATTCATCGGGGTACTTTTCTCCTTCGGCATTATATACCTCAATATCTTTAGTTGTCACAGAAATAATCTCATCGGACCTATTCTTTACTTGCAGGTGAAATTCGTAGTCTGCGGGATCAAATGTTTCTGTTTCTTCTTCATTGAAATGGATGGGCACTAAGGAAAGACGATGGCCCAAGAATTCATTATCAAGAGGAGATGTATTCTTGCGAATATCCATATCTACATTCGTGTCACTCTTGGGGTCAAATGCGAATGCGATGGTAGGAATTTCTGCAATTACCGTGCGACGAATAGAGTTTGCAATAGCAGGAGAGGTATTTTTCATAGTACATGAAAGTCTCCTTGATGACTTCTTCTTTACATCTGCAAATTCAACGACATTGCCATCACCCTTATTCATTGTGTCTCTTTACCTACTCTTAGACAAGTTTTGTCTCGTTGCCCTTAACTCTTTTTTTCGCCCAAAGAGAGATACAAACCATATACAAGTATTTCAATATATATGTTATGGCTCTCTTCAAATTTTCTTTGCGGATAAACACCAAGAAAAATAGTGATACATGGATGTAAAGAGTGGCGAACGTTTGGTAACTATGACACAAAAAGACCTGATATTCTTTAGCAATTTCTGTAACTTTAGCAAACACATTATTCATATACTTACGAAGAGGAACATGAAGGACAGGTTCTTACTGGTATGTGTAGACGCTAATAAATATAACATCCCCCGTTTTGTAGACCGTGTGCCGATGCTGTATACAAAGGAAAAGAAAATTATCGCGGACCAAGAGATTGTGCAGTATATTGAGGGTATTGTACCGGAAAATGTAGAATTGGACCCCTACGATTTAACGGTGGGTGGTGCTCAATTTTCAGACTCCTTCTCTTTCCTTGACGAAGAGAGCAAAGAAAATCCAATTGATATGAAATACAAGGGTTACACTTTAGTAAAGGACATGAACAATGATGCTATGAGTACAGTGCCAGAAGAGGATAGTAGTGGTAAGAAGTTTGACGAGCATTTATACGAAAAATTCCTCTCTGATAGGGATAATGACATCAAGATGGTCGCAGCCATGAATGGTGGTGCCGCCGTAACCCGTAGCGGATAAACAACGCCAATGGCCCCCTCAAAATACTTAAGGGCATTTTCGTATATAGAAATATAACCCTCCATATTGGTAGTAAAACAGTATGTCTCAGGTATTTATTGAAGTGTTTAACAAAAAGACGGATGAGTTTTTTAAAGACCTCGTGGCAGCATTCCCTGCTGTTACACAGTTTGGAACATTCAAAGCTGGTTTTCAGCTTATGAAGAATATTAATGAACGTCGTCCTCAACAACTCTTCCACAAGTACATCTATGAAAAGTACGGCGAACAGATTAAGAACAAGGACGAGCAGTTTTTTATGGTTACCGATCTTACAAACACGGGTCTTCAAAGCACGAGCGGGGAGAACTGGGGCCTCTTTGTAGATAACCTCCGTGGTATCTGGAAAACTATGGATGCCGAAAATAAAAAGGTAATTTGGGACTACCTTAATCTTCTTGTAAAACTAAATGAAAAGATTGTGGAAATCACGGCCGGCAATGCATGAGCTTCTAAAATTCATTTAAGGATATCATCCATCATCATGATTAAAATGACTTCTTTTGATTTCAGTAATAAAGCTGTGTACTTTTTCAACAAGTTTTATTCCAGTTTCCTAAAAGATCTTAAAGCGAGTAATGAAGAAATCCGCACTATCATTAAACAGCATTACAAGGCGATTGACAAGCGGTCTATTGCTTATGTAAACGAATGGTGCAATCAGGGGATTATTGAAGATGTTGGTGCTCTCTGTACGCGTGACACCGATGTTCTGGAACAAAAAGAAGTCTGTAAAAACGTCACCTTTTCCATGGTATCATCTCTTCTAAACGAAGAAGACACCGTTATCTTCTGGAACTACGTATATATCCTTTCCACATTTGCGTGGATCATCAAGCAAGAAGACGAAGATACAGACGTCCATGAAGGAGAAGGCGACGGCGAAGATGCCGGTAAGGATGACATTCTTTTTAATAGCGTCCTAAAAGTACTTGGTATGATCCAGTCGCGGTCCCAGGAACAAGAAGAAAACGCCGACGCAGTCACAGACAGTGCCATTTCCAAAGAGCTGGATGACATTCTTGAAGATGACATTCGCAGTCTTCTCATTTGTGTAAAAGAAACAAGTACTACAAAGACTTCCACTGCCTCTAAAGAAACTCCTTTTGAGAAATTTAATGTAGAAGATATGAACGCCGACGCTGAAGCCGACGCCGACGCCGATGCTGAACAAAGCGGTGCCGGTTTTGATAAGATGTTTGAAAAGATGGAAGGCTCTAAACTCGCTGATATTGCAAAGGAAATTTCCAAAGACATTGATGTGGAAGCTCTTAAAGACAAAGAACCCGAAGAGATTATTAACAGCCTTTTTGATTTCTCGGGAAGCAACAACATGTTGGGTGATATTGTCTCTAAGATTTCATCTACGATCGGTACCAAGATGAACAGTGGTGAAATTAACCAAGATGATATTATGAAAGAAGCGTTTTCCATGATGAGTATGTTTGGTGGCAGTGACATGTCTAAGAACCCCATTGTGGGTCAGATGCTTCAAGGAATGATGGGCGGGATGGGCGGCGGGAACCCTCTCGGAGGTTTGGGTGCATTTGCAAATATGTTTGGCATGGGAGGTGGTTCTCAGCGTTCATCCCGTCGTAGTGGTACACGCACTGGTATGCGTACAAGTGCTCTTCGTACTGCTTCTACAAGAGACCGTCTGCGTCATAAATTGGAGCAACGCAATGCCACCAATACACCATCCTCTGAATAAGTACAAGTAATGTACAATCTTATCTGTTATTTTTTTATTCAAATGAGTAAAGAAAAGATTACTTTTACGACAATGGATAAAATATGGTATCAAGATGTCAATAGCCTCTTTGCAACGAACAATATTCCCAAGTTTATTCCCACTGCTGCTATGTCTACAACGGAACAACTGAATGCATTAGTACGTTTTTCGGTGTACTTCAGTGTCATTATATTTGCCGTACGCCATGATACCCGCATTTTCTTCCTTCCCATTGGCATTGGCATTCTCTCTTACGTGATACATGAAATTATGCAACGTCAAGCATTGAACCAACGCGAACTGTTCCGCAAATTTGGAATTCAGACTTTCAAAAACAATAAAGAGAAGGACGATAGTTGCACTGTTCCCTCTGAAAACAATCCGTTTATGAATGTACTTATTAATGAGTACGCAGAGAACCCTTCGCGTCGCCCTGCATGCAAGTACAACATTGTAAAGAAAAAGGTGGACGAAAATTTTAACAAGAACCTCTATCGCAATGTAGGAGACATCTTCTCTAAGAATGCTTCAGACCGCCAGTATTACACGATGCCATCTACAACAATCCCCAATGACCAAGAACGGTTCGCAAATTGGCTCTACAAAACTCCTACGACGTGCAAAGAAGGGAATGGAGAAGAATGCTATCGTCAAGTGCCTCGCACAGTGAATATCTGACGCTTGAACTCTCTTAAAAATATTTCTCGCTCTACATAAAAATGAGGTACTTTGAACAAGAGAACCGTCTGAAAACTGACGACTGTGCTTTGACCACACAGGAATTACAGAACCGGTCACTTGAAAACTACTATCTTTATAACAACTACAACACAAACCAATGCGATCTTTCTACCAAAGATTTCACGGAATTCGTAATGTCTAACCCTAACCTTCGCTACCGTGATGGCTACGGAGTTACCAATCAATGCTACATAGACAATGACAGCGAACTACGCAACAACGCAAAAGTTACTAATTTCCGTGGCAAGGAACAACTCTGCCCCCGTTGGAACCAAGCAGTCCCCGACCTCGGTCACGGGGGTCTTATTCCTAATGTAGAAAGCCGTCTGAAGTACTCTGAAGACACGCTACACCTCAAAGAATGCGATATTGTCGCCGAAAAGAACTTCAATCGTTTTACGCCCATGATTAACGAACTCGTCTGTTCTGTGCAAAACCCCAAACACATTATCCTGCCATTCCCCCGTGGTGGAGAATTCACTCGTGACTATGTGCAAAACGATGATTACCTCAAGCGTTGCGGTTTCATCAATGATGGTAAGGCTTGGCGACGCGCCCAACTCGGTACCCCCTCTTTTGCCACCTCCAAGTGAAAACTTTTCTTGTTACATAGTAAAATAATATGAGCTTCAATAGGTTGTCTTATGATACTTGTTCTTATAAGAAAGAATTGGCTGAGCAAGTCTCTCATCTTTCTTACACACTGGACCCTATCAAGTACGAACACTGTAACAAGTGTCGCCACGAAGTAGGACTTGTAGGTGGCACGAATGTTGGTGTTCCCCGTGGAAACATGGTAGACATTGAGAATGATCTTTTCAACATCAACCGCCCCAGTACCCTGTGTCCCAACTTCAAATATGCCCCACGTGAAGATGGAAAGGTACAAGGAAAGGAATACATCAAGCCCGTGCAGCATCCCGAAGTGGATGCCAACATGAAGCAGCTCAAGTCTTGCCAAATGTTCCCTACGCTTGGGGTGCCTCGCCCTCCTGTCGTAACAAACTACATCTGTCCCGCAGACTTTACAGAGTTTGAAAGCCCTTGGTTGAAACAAAAAGAAGCCATTGCATGAGTATGTTCTTGCGTACGTCGCGGCTTTATGATACATGCTTCACATGTGCAATAATTTTTATTCATGTTCTCTTTGTGGTTTGAATACCTTGTAAGATGAAAGAGATCGTTAGAACAAATGCGATGACAGTGAGAGTAAAGTTAACAACGTTGCGTAAAACATCTTCGCGGCGACCATTGGGTCGTGCAACACCCGCCGCTGGAACAGCACATGCTGGATAAGAGCTGTCAGGAGTACACATTTTATCGTAGCATACTTTACGAAGGTTCTCCATATTCGCGTCTGTGATTGTAGTGAGACCATTCTTTTTAAGAGAGGCGATAGATTGGTAAATATTTTCCATGATGTAGTTGTATTGGTTCATATCTACGGGATTACTGGGATTGCTGCATTCTATCTGGTAGTCTTTCGCCTTTTTGTATTCTTGCATGAGTACCTTCTCGCGTTCCTCTGGCTCTTTGGACAAGTAATGGGGGCGGTATATTTCATAGTTCTTCATGTATAGAGGCGTGGTACTTGCTAAAGCTCCATTCTCCATTCCTGTGTATAACCGCATTGTCATTGCTTGGGGACCAAACGACGGGGTATTTACAGGAAGACGTACACATCTATCTGTCATTGGTTCCAGTACATACCCCTTCATACATGGTCTACTGCACATTAGACCCCTCTTGAATTTATTGTTTTTCTCAAATCTCGAGAAGCGGTACCATGCACCAATGGGATTTTGACAAAGAGAAAGTACGCGTATGCTACCCCCCGTGAGTTTGTCTATTGCTACCAAGATACCAAATATGATAACGGCAAAGAGGAATATGGCAATGTAAATAAGGGCGATAACAAGTGCCGGAATAAGTTGGAAGGGAATATAATAGAAAGTGAAATATAGAATGTGGTAAAACCCGGGGACACAACCCAATTCATAACCAATAATAAGGAACCCCACGACGATATATGCTAATACCATCACCAGGAACTTGAAGAGTGCCCCGAACACATTGCGGACCCCCTTAATAAATGCCACAATGGGGAAGAATACCGCCAACATTTTCATGGACTTTGTAAATTGCCACGCCTTTACAAAGAAGGCTCTGGCTTTCGCTGTTTTTTCCCATGCCCATTTCAACTTTGCAAATGCAAAGTTCTTCAATTTGAGAGCAAGATCTTTAATCGTCTGAAAAATACGTTTAATAAATTGTGCTATACGAACAGCCGTTTGTGCAAATACGGCGGCGGCGGTTGCCATACTGAATAGTGGTTACGTGTTCTACTTGTATGGGATAAAAAAACAATACTTACATGACGTAGTCTGAAGCCTTGGGGTCTTCCGCTTCATTACTCTCTTTCACAATGTCGGGTTCCTCTTCTTCTTTGGGTGCCGTCTTGTACATATTCTTAATGTATTTCATGGCATCATATACAAACTTGCCATAACCTCCCTTCTCTCTCTTGTAGTAGTTATCAAATTCACGCATGGATCTCTTTGTAAACATTTTTCCAAAGGCGTTTTTCATGATGATCTTTACACGGTCTTCCCAGATATATTGGCTCATAGGTTTGTAAAGAGAGTTCCAGAACCCTTCCAGAGACATGTACTTTTGCATATACAACTCTGACATTTCCGCCCGATACATATTAAGATACATGTCTACTATAACGATGGCAGTAGTGTAAGATTGTAGCTGAACTCCCATGTCGTGATAGTGTCTTATCTGTTCTTTTGTGAGTCCAAAGCCTTTCACAGTTCCTTGGCCACGTGAACTTGAGAACAGTGCCAAGTAAGCGGAAGAAAGTCGTGCATAGATGCGTTGCACGAGAGATGGGTCATCCGTGTAATTGAGTGCCAGACGGCTGAATATGGGGTACTTGCTCATGCGATCTATCGTATCTTTGGTGAGAAGATTAGAAATGTTTGCATTGTCGGTGAAGGACTTACGCAACTTTTCTATAGCATCCAGACGCTGCATATATGCCATGTTCATGATACCCACCATTGTCATGCGGAAAACCTCGTCGTTGGCCGCGGCCGCCAGGATATCTTGCAAGTGTTGTTTTGCCGACCCATAATCACCCTGTTGCATTTCAAAGATAGTCCAAGTATTCTCATGATAGGTAGTAAACGCGGCATCATAGAATGGATTTCCTGTGTTTTTATTGGCACCGGTGCCGCCACCTCCACCATTTGAAGCGTCCGACAAGGTTACCATATCCGCAACAATACTTTCCAAGTCCGTGGTTAGAGGTACTACAATAAACATTTGGAAGATACTTTGTTCACGCTCTTTCATCTTGCTTACGCGTCCCGCTAATTCATTGGCAAAGCTTGATACACCACTCTTGATGTCCTTTATTCTCTTTCTATTCGCAGTATTGTTAAACCGGTCTTGTAAGAAGGAATATAATATCATTTCTTCTTCATTCTTAGTGCGGTCGGCATCAAATGGTACACTCCTATCTTTTACTGTAAAGAGGCCATTCTGTGTCTTATATTCTGTGAGCAACCTGTAAAAGTCGTACCACTGAACCACTGTTTCGCGATCGGGTGGGGTCTCCTTCCTTCTTAATTTCATAGGATTTGGACGGGTTTTGTCACTGCCTTCTCGTACGTCGTCTTCGGCAAACCCTTCAACAATTGCTTCTCCGTTGTTTCCGCCTCCCGTCCTTTCAAAATGAGTTTCAAGCCAACTTATGAAAGGTCTTTCTACTTTTTTATCAACAACATCGTAATACAAGAAGTACTCTTTCAATATTTCATACAGCTGTTCTTGTTCTGTTGTCTCTGGATGATAGATGCCCATTAAGCGTTCCACACTATCGGTAGATAGGGGTTGAATACCGTAAACAGAGGATAACAGTGATTTACAGACATTATCGCAATCCGAAAGAATAAGATAGTGATTGTATAACATATCTCTTTCCCTCATGAACCCGTTTGCATCTTGGGTCTTGTAAAAACTGGATGTAATGATATCAAACATGATGCGGGGATAGCGATGTGTCATTCTGTATAAGAGCCATAAGAACAGTGCGGCGACGATAATCAGAATGATAATGCGAAACACAGGAGGTACTTCCATGGGACCAAATGTTAGTAAATTATTTCCCCATTTTGCGAGTAACGGGAGAAGCCAAGCTGCCATTTTCCTCTACTTACTTACACCCGAGAAAAAGATATACATCATCTCTCGGCATAATAACATACAAGGATATCCAAGACTATACACCGCCAATAAACTATATGTTTCGTAAAAATTAAAATGTTAAAAGTAATAAAATGAGTTTCAGTAGGCTGAATTACGACGATGACTCTTATAAACATCAACTCCGTGAAAGCATCGGACCCGCGGAATATATGCTGGGAACACCTGCTACTGGATGTCGTCCTTGCTTTCCCGTAGATCCTTCTATCCCCATGGGTACGTTTGGTGCAGGGGTTTGTACAGATAAGAACTTGATTGATGTGGACTCGGAACTCATGGGTATTACGCGGAAAGACAGCAAATGCCCTACGAACAAGTATTTGCCTTCTGAACAACCTTTTTGCAATGCGGTTCTCCCTCGCGAATGCCCTCAACTTTCAAGCGAAGATACACGCCTTAGTAACCCCCCTTGTACTCTTCGTTGCCGAGGATGGAACCGCTGGGAGTTTCTTTGCAAGAACCCCCAAGACATGGCAATTCCTTCTTTTGATATGAATATTAACAACCGCCTTGTTGTAAAAGACAATCACCGTCCTTGTGTAGCCCGTCCTATAGATCCCGCTTCCAGTCTTCCTGATCCTAAGAATGCAAACATTGTATATGATTGGAGCAGCAAGTACGTACAATCCGCACGGGATGTCCCCAGTCCTGCTCTTGCCTCTTGTCAAAACATGCGGTCTCTGTAAAAAAAATCCGGCATTATATAAATAATATAACGACTATGCGGACTTTCACTGTGCAAGGCTCTGAATTTGAAATTACTGGAGGTAAGTACGTTGCTGCTTCTCCCACTGTGGCAGCCCGTCGTGCCGGTTCCAGTCTTTTCCGCAAGGTAAAGAAGGAAGGTACCTCTCGCCAGAAGGAGGCAGATACTGTCAAATTCATTCTTCGTGAGACTACTCGCGGCTCTGACAAGAAGACTTACTTCTATGAAGCGGTCCGTACGAAACTCGCAACTCCCAAGGTTATCAAGCGCGGAGGCGAAGAGATCACTGTGTCCCACACTATTACAGTTCGCACTTGTGGTTCTGTTGCGGAATAGAACTGCATTTCAACGCTCTTTTTTGTTCGTAATATGAAATTAAAAATATGCATAATGAATAAAATAAATGATTGAGGTATATGTTTTACTCGCCTTGGGAGCAATTGGGTATGTATTAAATGCAACAAACAAAGAGCAGAAGATTACCTTTACACCCACTAATCCAAACATGATGAAAAAGGGGGAACGTCCGAGTATGAAAGATGCCTACGAAAGTAAGCATTATAAAACATCTCAAAAAATAGAGAAAAAAAAGGCGAATAAGATGTTTGAAAAGTCAAAAGATCCCGTGAAGACGGGTGTCATTGACAAAAACTTTGCCCACAATAACATGGTGCCTTTCTTTGGAAGCCATGTAAGACAGAATATGGATGACAAGGCGAATGCGACATTGATGGAGAATTTCACTGGCGTAAACCCCTTGTTTTGTTCAAAACAGGAAACTAAGAGCTTCTTTGGTCCCACTAAGGAAAATATTTATGGTATGCCCAACAACAGTGATTACTATCTGGGACGCATGGAAGCACCGAAAGCACAGAAAAACGTTTTGCCCTTTGAACAAGTGCGTGTGGGACCGGGTATCGGGCGTAAAAACGGTGCAGAACCTGTTGGCGGTTTCCAACAATTGGATAGCCGCGACTTGGTGATGCCCAAGTGCGTAGATGAACTTCGTGTAAAGACAAACCCCAAGGAAACCTACGACGGCCGCATTTTGGATGGCATGAAAGAGTCTCTTCGCGGGGACATTGGTGAAGTTAAGAAGAACCGTGTAAACAGGGACTGGGAACAGGGCGAAGAAAGGTGGTTCAAGACTACAGGGGCTGTTCTCGGGGCATCTAAAGAAGGGGAGTTCAACGTCAAGAGTACAAATCGTACAGATACTACGCGTGAATACATGGGTGTTGCGGAAGCTGCTGTTAAACATCGCAAGGAAGACCCAAGTGTGAAACCTACTTCGCGTATGCAACTGGGAGAATACGGTGTTCGTAACGCCACCCTTGCAAGGGAAGGAAACGATGGTGATGACTATGGTAAGAGTAAGATTATGGTATACGGCAATGAACGTGATCTTACTGCGGAACGCGTATATCAAGGAAACCTGACCAGTCTTGTGAAATCTATTGTTGCTCCATTCCTCACCGTGGCAAAGCCCACCATTAAACAGACCACCATTATTGGCAACGATGTTACAAACTTCAAGGGACACGAGAAACAGACGATCTATGACCCCAACGATGTGGCTCGGACTACTATTAAGGAAACAACTATTCACGATGACACGATTGCAAACTTGACTGGACCAAAACAGCTCTATGTATATGATCCTGATGCAGTTGCTCGTACTACAATGAAAGAGACCGTAGACCGCATGGACTATGAATTGAACGTTAGTGGTGGTTTCCAGAAGGGACAAGCGTATGACCCCGACGATGTTACACGTACTACCATGAAGGAAACGGTTATTGACAATGAATATGAGGGTAATATTGACCGCATGGAGGGTACCGGTGACTATAAGACGACGGACTTTACTGCACGTAATACCCAAAAACAATTCCTGTCTGATAATGATTACTATGGCGGTGCCACTCAAGACAAGGGTAGGGGATACGAAACGAATGAACATACTGCACGTAATACCCAGAAACAATTTACTTCGGATTACTCTTACTTTGGCCATGCAGATGCAGCAGAGGGTAAGAAGCAAAAGTCATACGAGGACATTTACAATGCCCATATTAGTAGTCGCCAGGAGGAAATACTCAAGGGTCGTGCACCTACACTTTCTGGTCCTAAGGTGGCAACGGGTTCCGATGGTGTAACGATAACACATAGCAAATCTGTATTGGAAAATCGCGGGGGTTCCCAGAATATTGACCCTTTGAACAAGATGGCTCCTTCTATGGAGGAAAAGACGATCACTCGTTTCAAGAAGAGTTATGAGATTGATGACCGTTTAGATGGTTCGCTCCTAAAAGCTTATCTTGAAAACCCCTATACACAGCCGATTAATCCAATTATTGCAAAAGAATAAATCTGCGTCTATAGCACACTCTTTTTTTCATAATCATATTCCAAATTATAGAAGGTAATATGAACAAGGTTGTAATTTATGAAAGGCGGAAAGAGTACATACAATTATTAAAACAACTTTTGAGAGGTCCTGTTATCCAAGAGATTGTAAGTGTATACAATGTAGCAAAGGAGAAGACAAAGAAGCGTCCACAGTATGTACTAAAAGAGTTTCAAATGTCTCTGAAGAACTTTGCTAATTGGGGGGAAGAAGAACTCGGCAAGTTTATGGAAACAGTTGATTATAGATACGACCGCCTCGTTCAATCCATTTTTAAAACATTTTATATGGAAGCGAACTTACGGAATATGCAGATTACTACGACTATGGAATATACAAAAGAACTAATTCTTGAAGTTGCTCGTAGTATGTACAAAGATCCGTTCTTGGTATATGACATCAATGTTTCTTCTAAAGAGGTTCGTGCAAATTATGCGAAGATGGAAACCATTGTATACCAGAAAATTAAGGATGTTATTTTGAAGTTATTGCCGGATGAATATACCATGTTTATAAATGAGGAAGAGGAGGCAGAGAAAAGTGTAGAGAAGCGTCTTGATGAAGTTTTTGGTTCCGAACATCTAAACGCCTCCTCGGCAGTTTTGTCTGGTGGAACCCCTGCTACTCACAAGCCATCTATTGATGTTTCAGGTGATACAGACGCCGAAGACGACGACGCCGAAGACGACGACTATACAGACTACGATGGCATTGAGTATAATGATGAAGACGAAGACGCCGAAGAGGATGCCGAAGAAGATGCCGAAGAGGATGCCGAAGAAGATGCCGAAGAAGATGCCGAAGAGGATGCCGAAGAAGATGCCGAAGAGGATGCCGAAGAAGACGCCGAAGAAGATGCCGAAGAAGATGCCGAAGAGGATGCCGAAGAGGATGCCGAAGAGGATGAAGAAGAGGAAGCCGAAGAGGATGAAGAAGAGGAAGCCGAAGAGGATGAAAAGGCTGTAGAGGATAACGAAGAAGATGCCGAAGAGGATGATGAAGAGGCTGTAGAGGAAGATACAGATATTAAGGGTGATAATGTTGTTGAGACTAAAGAATGTATGGATGATAAAACAAACCAGACGAGTGCCATTGAAGAAGTCTGCTCCGATGATGGATATGTTGAGGAAGTAGCAGAGGATGAAAAAGAAGTGCATACTTACCCAGACATTGCAAGTTATGCAGATGCGGTACCCAAACTTGAGACAAAACCACTTTTTGTGCCTCTTGAAGAGAAATACGAACATACAGAAGAGGAAACAGACCCCATTGAGAACTTTGAAATATATACGGAAGAGAAATACACTCCTGAAGAAAAGATTATTGATGTGCCATTTCACCCGCAATTAAACATAACCCCTGTAACTGCTAATAGTGATATCATTGATAAGATGTCAGAAGTATATTCGGAATCACCGGATTCGGAACATGCATCTATGGACAATGGCATAAAGAAAGATGTAAAGAGTGACGAGGGTACAACAATGAGCAAAGCCGATATGCATGACAACGATGATGTGTGTTCCGAAGATTTTGAAACAGACAGCGAAGAAGAACAAGAAGATGTACCCGTCAAGATGTTTGAGAGTAGCGAAAAAGAAGATGACACAGTAAAGATTGTGACTATAGATGATGAACCCCCCATGCGTCAACGCTCTTCGGCATCAACATCACGCCTCCAAAAGCTCAAGCAACGTGCAAAGGACGCTCTCAAACAACAAACCACGTCATCGTCATCTATTAAAAAGAGTACGGTAAAAAATTCGTTCTTTTGAAGCATCAAAAATTATCCCCGTATATAAATCAAATAATCTATGAACGCCCTTATTGTTTATGCCATCATTTCCTCTGCCATTGCCGCAATTGCTTATATGCTACAGAAGCCCGACCCCGTCACTGGCATGAAAGAACCCGCAACAAATGTAATGCTGAAATACTTTGTTGTAGCATTCCTCTGTATTTACCTTGGTATGACGTTCCTCGGAAACGGTAGTACTTCCAGTCTCATGGGAGGAGCAGCACCCATCGTCGTAGGAGGCGAACCTGACTTTTAATATTTTGGAGCAGACAATGGCGACAACAATAAAGTATCAAAAGAAATAAGAAAGAAAAATAAGAAAGAAGTATGATTGAACACATTGTCTTTGACAATCTATACTATCGCGCACTTCTCGCATTCCTCCTATGTGTCATCTTAGCATTCTCCCAAGACATAAGAGGGCTTCGTAAATCGTGGTTTATTGCCACATTATTCATCCTCGCCATTATTATGATATTTACAAACATGTATAACGATTACGGTTTTATGGTACTGGTAATCATTCTACTCATTCTATCTATGAACAAGTACCTCAAAAACAAAAAGAACATCCCGGTGTAATGAGGTAGCATGATGGCAACGCGTATTATTTTTTCGCATTTTTCATTACCTAACATAAAATGCAACTTCACCTTAAAAAATTCGATATTAGTTCTATTCCCGATGACAAGGTTATAGTGTTTATTGGACGACGCGAAACAGGCAAGACATTCTTAGTAAAAGACCTTCTCTATTATCACCGCGATGTTCCCATTGGTACTGTAATATCACCTACAGAGGATGCAAATGAAAGTTATAGTAAAATTATCCCCAGCCTCTTTATACACGACGAATATACTCCTGAACTTATAGAGAATGTATTGAAGCGACAGAAGCGGGTAACAAAAATGATGAATAAGGAGAAAAACCAGTACGGTAAGTCAATGATTGACCCGCGTACGTTCCTTTTATTAGATGACTGTCTCTATGACAATGTATGGAGCAAAGATAAGAACATGAAATATATTTTCATGAACGGTCGCCATCAAAAAGTATTGCTACTCATTACCATGCAATATCCTCTGGGTATCCCCCCAAACTTGCGTACAAATGTAGACTACACATTTATTCTTCGCGAACCATTTGTTAACAACCGCAAAAAGATTTATGAAAACTATGCCGGGATGTTCCCCACGTTTGAAGTATTTAACAGTGTCATGGATCAATGTACCGAGAACTTTGAATGTCTTGTTATCCATAATAACGCAAAATCAAACAAGTTAGAAGACCAGGTTTTCTGGTATAAAGCAGATGCCCATGAAAACTTCACTGTAGGATCCAGAGAGTTCTGGCAAATGCACAATCAAAAAGTAGCCGAAGATGACAGTGATGAAGAGGGGGAAGAAATGTTTGATATGAAAGCATTTCGCCCGAAGAAGAATATTCCGAGCTTGAATGTTAAAAAAGTATATTGATAATGTTGCTACGTGGCAGAAATGTCGGGAGTATCTATTTTTTCTCCAATGGTTGCGTCAAACCACGGTGTACTCTTTTGGAACATGCCCTTGAATTTAGAAGCCACTGATGTATCTGTTAGTTGTTCCTCATAGTATGTACGCGGAACAAACCTGTATTCTACGCGAACATTCTTTTCCAAGCTTTCAAACCGCTCTTGATATACTCCATGTATGAACATAATGATTCCTACAATCAAAAAGAAAAAGACGTATGCTTGCATGTTTCTTTCTACTACTTTAGCTACATAAAATTATACCCGAGAGTTTGTAAGAGGTGACTCTTCCGTAAACATGGTCTTAGTAGCTTCCATAACATTGCTACCCGCAGAAAGGGTCGTCTCTTGAATAGCATCAGACACTTCGGCAACGAGAGGAACGGAGCCCTCGCCGGAGCCCTCACCGGAGCCCGATGCACCATCTCCCTTGCTTCCGAAAGCCTGAAGCTCCCTCTTACGCATCTGGAAGAATTCATCCTTCTTGTCTTGGTTGTCCTTGTAGTTCTTTACCAGAGTGTTGAGATGGTCTTCGGCATACTCTTGAACATCAATGTCATCGGGGTTGGGGTTCCATGGACACCAGCATCCCACCTGAGCAACGTATACGTGGAACTTGTCATCCATCTTTTTAAGAACCTTGGCACGTAGCTCAGCCTCCTTCATATTGTCAAAGACACCGCGTACCTTGATGCCACGAATAGTGGTCTGGAACTCATTTTTTTCAAAGTACTCTTGTTCCAGACGCTGACCATTCATACCAAGATAAACATCAAACTCTTCCTGGATCTTGTCCGTGTCAAAGAGATAGAAGTACCTTTCCTTAATAGAAGTAAGAACATCGGCGTCGTCCTTGTACTTCTCCATCATGTTCTTAAAGAACTCTTGCATCTCACCAGCAAACCCCTTTACAAAGTTTTCAAAGAAGTACGACTCCTTCTTCTTGATGACCTCTTCAGGGGAAATGAAAGAAAGACAAACATAGTTCTGGTTGCGGAGGGGAGGATCCTGATCAAGGAAATCTTGTTCATTTACAGAGGTTACGCCACGTGCCATTATAAACTATGTATTCGGATTATTAAATTTAAAAGTGCTATAATGCTTATATGTCTTTCATATTGTATAACACTCAACTCAAGATACACGACACATTAAATTATTTTTTCTCTTCTGAATATATAAAGTATCTAAAAGTATGTCCGCTCCTGCCTTCGCTGTTGACACCAAGGAAGTTCTCCAACGTATTCTGAAGTACGTTATCCAGGGTCTCGCCATCGGTCTCGCTGCCCTCATCGTCCCTGAGAAGAAGCCCTCATGGGAAGAGGTGCTTGTCCTTGCTCTGACCGCCGCTGCCGTGTTCTCCCTTCTTGACATGTTCGCCCCCGCCGTGGGTGTTGCCACCCGCTACGGCACCGGTCTCGGCATCGGTGCTTCCCTCACCCCTCTCGGCAAGTCCATGATGAGCCGCTAAATATACTTGTGATACACTGTATGCACATTCTGCATCATTATACGTAGCTCGTTATTTTTTCACAGAAAAATTGATATTTTTCTTCGGTAGTATTAAAGTATTATTTGCAATTTATGAGACAGACGAAGGACACAGCCCCTGTCAAACCTAAAAAGACTACGAAAAAAACACTTGCCGCAAAGAAAAGGATGACCAAGCAAGTAGATCGCAAACAAGATATCATTGATGCTCTGGAGGTGATGCAAAAAAAAGAATATGCCGAGAAGGCACCCTTTAAAGCACGTGCTTACGCCAAAGTAGTGAAGCAACTTAAGACATATGATGCACCCATTTATAACATGGAAGACTTGGAAGGAGTTAGTGGTATCGGTGACCGCATTAAAGAAAAGATTGCAGAAATCATTGAGACTGGAAAACTCCACCAGGTAGAAGAATATAAAAAAGACCCCGTGCGCGAACTTACGGAAACCCTCCTCACTATCTACGGCATTGGACCCGCCAAGGCAAAAGAGTTGGTTGAAGTGAACAAGATCACATCCATAGATGAACTTAAAACACGTCAAGACGAGCTGCTTAATGATAAACAAAAGATTGGTATGAAATACATTGGTGAATTTGATATTCGTATTCCCCGTAAAGAAGTAGACCGCCATGTCACATTTGTCAAAGAAACGGTCGCAAGTGTGGACCCCAGTTATATCGTGGAGGCAAGTGGTAGCTATCGTCGCGGGGAAAACACAAGTGGTGATGTAGATTTCCTTCTTACGCACCCAGATGGCAATGTAAACCACGAAGAAAACTTTACTAAAATCATTGAACTACTCCAGAAGAAGAAGTATATTACGGATATACTTGCAAAGGGGGGTAAGAAGTGTCTTGCCGTTGGTAAGGTAAAACGCGCTCGTCATTTCCGCCGCATTGACTTTATGATGACAGAACGCCACGTCTTCCCTTTCGCTCTTCTCTATTTCACTGGAAGTGGCCCTTTCAACGTAGCTATGCGAAATGCAGCTCTGGCAAAAGGATACTCCCTTAGCGAATATGGTCTTAAAAACATAGAAACAGGGGAATTCGTCACTAATGTAGATTTCAATACAGAGGAAGACGTATTCCGCTTCCTTGGTCTAAAATATGTGGCACCAGCAGACCGCAAAACGAGTGCGGTGAGTCTTGAAGAAGCATAAACCACACTACAAACCATGAACGCATCGGTTAAATACAATCGCAACTATATTTTTGCTTTTTTCTTAGCAATCGTCATTGGCAATTTCTTTTTCCATGCGATATTGTAAAGAATAGTGTCGTCAGAACACTTACTGCAATATGGTTTTTTCTCTACGTGTTCCCATTGATACATCACATCTAACGCTCCTTATCGCCAATGGTATTTCTCTTACACTTGTTGGTATTATACTATTCTGCATTTGGAAACAACTGTGGTCTCTTCTTTTAGCCATGACTTTGCTTGGTGCATTTGTGGAAGTTATAAAACCCTTATTTGGTAACCAAGGTATTTTTGCACGTCCAGAAGGTGCTACAGCATGTGGGCTGTTCTGTATTCCAGAGAGTATGAGTGTAGCAGGTACTCCAGGGTTCCCAAGTGGTCATGTTACTGTAGCTACTTTCTTTGCCATCACCATGTATTTTATGTATGCTATGCATGTCGGTCGCAACAAGAGTAGCGATGTGTCTCAGATTACAGATATCATTGACATATCAAAACAAAATGAAAGCACGTATGCTCCAAACATATACAATATGATTGCTATGGGAAGTGTTATAGTATATATTATACTAATGGGGTACAGTCGCTGGAGAAAACGTTGCCATAACATACCACAAATACTCACTGGTATTGTTCTGGGAACAGTAGCTGCTATTGGTTATCGTGCTATGTACTTACAATAAACTCCCAACCCAATTCATTGCAAATATTCTTCCAAATGAGATCTTGTTGATGGAGTTTTTCACGCGACTTGAGCAGTGGGAAATTGGGGAGGTACTCATCCCTTCCAAGCAACTGTATGCATTTGTGTAACACGTAAGAGTAGGACAGGAAATTCTTTCGCGTAGAAGGCATGTGTTTCAAGAAGGGTGTTTGTATCAATTTGAACATGGTACGCAACTTCTCTTCAAGCTCGGGCTCTAAATGAGGCACAGGGACACCATTAATGCGGTGTTTAATATGGTGACAATGTTCGTAGTACTTATTGAGTTTTAATTTCTTTAAAATCTCTCTAATTTTGCTCGTCTTGATATCCGCCATGTTTGTAATCTGCTGCTTCTTAATTTCCATGAGAATCTGGTCATAGATTTCTTCTGGAATTTCTGTAGTCTCTTTGCCCTGTATTTGACTAAGCCATTCATTGAGGTGATTAATACGCTTGTATGCAAAATAGCTGATTTCGCGCATTGGATCTTTATAAGACGGACGGTCGTGGTCTACAAGAATATGCTCCACGCAACTGCAATTTGTACAATGTACAATGCCGTCATTTGTAAGTACATTGATATTTGAAGAACCACATGCATCACAGGTATTTACACGTTCTGATTCTACGGGCTTAATAAAGTCTTTATTGGTGTAAGAAAGATAGCTGTCCAATAAACTACCACGGTCTTCTTTCACACGTGATGTTTTTTTATTCACAGTTTCTGTAGTCTCATTCTTTTTGCTACCTCCCATAAAATATTTCAAAATGCTATTGTTTGTATCTTCTGTAGATTGAATAGCTGTATCATCATGACCATTCTCCACAATGTCATAGTACTTGAATAATATGGGACCCATATTTACAAAGTAATCGAGTTCGTCGTTTTTAGAAGTTAATTCTTGGAGCTTCTTTTTTGTTTCATTGATATCATTCTGTACAGACACAATGTTTTCAATGATAGAAGTAAGTATAGTCTCGTCGTTACATTCATTCTTTGTTATCTCGTGGTCTTTGAGTGTTTTCTGTAATTCCTGAAGCCGTTGAGTAACTCGTTGTATTTCCTTTTGACGTTCTTCAAATTCTGCAAGTTTGTTGTTGTGTTGTATATCCAGTGTCTTCTTTGAAGTCATCTATGACGTAGTCTATTCTTATTTATGAGAATGGTCACATCTATCTTAAGTACATTTAGTGCAAGAAATCAAAACATCTGTGATGGTTTTAGCATATTGGACAATGAAAAACTGTGTAATAATAAAGTAAAGATGCCTGTAATTTTTTTTAACCGAAAAAAGAATACTGATCAACCCCCTGTTACATGTGATAATACCGACCCTTCAAAAAACTATTGCAATGTAAGCAATGTTATCAAGAGTGCAAGGAATAGTGGTATCATTCGTAG